GCTCTACTTCCGATAGCTCATCTTTCGTTATATCAGTCATGTTGTTCTTTGGTTGGTTGTTGTTCTATGCCCTAACTGGGCTTAGATTCTTCTAACTCGCAAAACTGCGGGATAAATTGCGTGATAGGAGTACTTTTCCCGTACAGGAAAACACCGCCTAACTGGAAACGCTTGGAAGGAGGCCGCTCCTACGCTTCGCCCTCACGCAATCGGGCACGCAGTTGGTCTCGCTCTGTCATCGCGGCTGCAAGCTCATCGGCCAGCGTTAATATCATCCGGTTGCTGGCGGAGTGGCCCTGCTCAGCCCATAGGCGGAGTTTTTTCAATCGCTCTTCGTGGCTTCTCTCCATTCGCTTAATGCGAAACGCAAGTAGCAGAGCGGCTATCCATCCCAGTATTGCCATGATCGTCATACCTCATTCCTCCATATTCGTTTCCATTCGCGGTACGGGAGCCAGCGCATAGAGGCCCGCACTCGTTCGTATGCAGTTGGATGATACGCCCACAAGGCGCGTGATGGCGTTGCGCTAAATTGATTCTTGAATCGCACCAGGTCGCCGTGCTTCATTCCAATCTTTTTCATCTCTTGCTTCACTCGGGCGCGTGCCGCGCCCTGATATATTCTTCCCGTGTCACGACTGCAACACGCTTATCCCGATAGTGGCCCATTACATACCAGTCCTCCGGACTTTCTATCCACACCACAATATCCGGCTCTTCGTCCGGCTCCATATTATGGCATTGCGCCATTACGGTGACTGGTTCACTTGCAAATACCGCCTTATAGTTAATTCGCTTGTATTTCATGTCTCATTCCTCTATATTTGTTTCCATTCGCGATACGGGAGCCAGCGCAGATACTCCCGTTTGTTTCTCTTCATTTCCTTCCACGCAAGCTGTGGCATTGGCGCGTAAAGCGAGTAATTTCGAACATCATCCTTGTACTGCTTCATTCCCTTCCCCTCCGCTCCACGTGGTACTCAATCCGGGACAAGGCAGACATTATGAGGCATCCCCACGCAACGACTATGGCGTCTGTTGTATCATCGGCCCAAAATCCCCCAAGCATCACTGCAATACCAAGGATCAAGAATAACTTGCTTGCTTTCATACTACCTCGACAGCCATTCTGCGACGTCATGGTAGCATACTAAACCAAGCTCGAAGCCCTGCTTCGCTGACTTGTATATCTCGGGATGTTGCTCGCGCAATCGCTTTTCATCTGCCTTCGTTAGGTTGCTTCCCGCCACAACCCGACGCTTACCGCCGAGAGGGTTTGGGATAAGCGATTTGAACTTGTATTGTTGCCACCACAGGATTGCTTCGTCTACACTGCCACTCCGCCCGTTCGCCTCTTCCCGCAACCGCCTGGCCTCGGCTTCCAGTTCGTCGGCACGCCTCAGTTTCTCTTCTCTGGTCATCTTGCCACCTGCCGTTCTGGTGGAAGGTCGTTGCCGTAGGCGTCTTGGAGTATGATCCTGCCCCCGATTTCATTTAGCGGTGTATTCCGTATAAAAACAGTAAAGCCGTCTTTACAAATTGCTACGTGCCCATTCGGAACTACAATACGAGTGGCAATATCGGGCCTGTCGTATTCTGACCGAAAGCATGTCCCCGGCTTGTCCTTGATGTCTGCCCACGTCAGGGGCTTCTTTTCCAGCCGCTCGATGGTCTCACCGAGCTCCTTGTACTTCCGCTTTAGTTCGTCCAGATTTTCCATGTTATTCTCGCTTCTTAGGGTGTGACGGCAATTAGTCTTGGTTGGTTAGACATCGCCGTAGCCATCGCTATAACCGTATCGGGCGCCGTCGCCATGGCCGCCACCGTTGCCGTCGCCGTAATCGCAACCGTCGCCATAGCCGTCACCGTCGCTGTCGCCGTAGCCATAACCGTGGCCGTAGCCGTCGCCGCAACCGTCGCCGTATCCGTCGCCATCGCCATAGCCAGCGCCGTGTCCATAGCCGCAGCCATAGCCGTTGCCGTACTCTGTGACTACCATTTTGTATCACCCGTGCAGTCAATCACGGACACAACGGAGCCTATGGGCACTCGCACGGTCCCATACGGGTCGTATATTGTCGATGCAGTCGGCCCGGAGCGCAGTTCCCCAAGCCCTTTCGTGGTGCCCCAACGCCGGATGTTCTGCGCATCATGGATGACAATGCCCCCCTCTCTTTCTGTCACCCGTCCCACGTATACAAAGCCCTTGTCTACAATAACGATTTTCTTGCCACCGCCTTCTGTACTCACGCCGGCGCAAAGGAGTTCGATTATAGCTTTGATTCTGTCCTGATTTGTCATTGTGTTTTCTGGTTTGTTGACGGCTGGACTCACGCCCCTGTCGCACTCGGCGGTTAGGTTGCGCAACGTCCTTCTTTGATTGTCATGGTGTTGCTCCAGCTAAAGCACTTCGTCTATCAGCACTTCATCGCCGGACCTCACTTCAATAGTGTGTCCATAGTAGCCGCTGTGCCAGTTGTATACGGCGAGTTGGAAAACGCCTTTGCTGGTCGCGAGCGTGACGAATTGAGCCGCGCCAGCATAGCGCTCTTCAAAGTCCCACGTGTTCAAGTGGTCATCCGTTACGCTTATTGACAGTAACGCAGCGCCGATATAGCCCTGTAGATCATCGTCGGATGAGCAGTATCCCCACTCCTCACAGCAATGCTGCCCATTTTCAATGAGGACAGTTATTGTACGCCTGTTGGTTTTAACTTCATATCCTTCCATGCCGACGTATTTGTCCGGCCCGGTGGATTCAGATATGGAAGTGATGATTTCCTGGTCGGTATTGTCCTTCATCTTGCTGCCCTATTGCCTGAGCTACTTGGCATTTTCTATTAGCCACTCGTCAGCGCTTGCGGTAGTTTAGAAAGGCAAGTCATCATCTGCGGCGAACTCACAGGCCGGCTTTTCAGAATTGCCCAAGTCATCATATGGGTTTGCCACAGTCTTCGTCGGCGTAGGTGTCGGCGCCGCCTGCGGCACCGGGTCCTTTTTGCCTCCGGCTACATCGCCGGACAGGATCATCATTTCCCGGGCCTTAATGTCGGTGGCGTACTTCGTCACTCCGTCCTTGTCTTCATACTGGCGAGTCTGTAGAGACCCTTCAAAGTATACCTGTGATCCCCTGTGCAGATACTCACCACAAATTTCTGCCAGCCGTCCCCACGCAACGACGTTATGCCATTCCGTACGCTCAACCCACTCGCCGGACGCGTCTTTGTAAGAGTCGTTTGTTGCTAACCGCATGTTACATACGGCTGTCCCGGACCCTGTATGCCGTAGCTCTGGATCCTGCCCCAGGTTGCCGATAAGAATGACTTTGTTTATTCCTCGCGCCATGATATTTCCTCCACGAGCGGCGTGCGCCCGCGCTTTTCGTTTAACATGATGTGAATATAAGCAACACAGCGTTATTGTCAAAACAAAATTGTGAAGTGTTGGTGAACTTTATTTTTCTAATTCGTTGGAGCCATGAACCGCAACGCCTTACCTTCGGTACCATAATGTGATGGATTACCATGCCTGCCGAAACTGATCTTAAGACATACCACGAGTTCACGGACATGCAAAAGGCCCTTGTGGACCTTTACACTGATCCGTCGAGCAAGACATACAAGAACAAGGTACAGTCGTACATCGCTGCCGGGTACTATGTGGGAACGCCGCCCGAGGGGCAGGAAGACGATGGCCGCGGCTACCGAGCCGCGCGGCAGTATGCCCACAAGATATTTATTCTACCACATATTAAAGCTGAGGTAGAGAAGCGGCTGGAGGCGAACCGGGAGGCCATCAACATGGCTATTCCGGACATTGTTGACAAGCTGTCTACCATCAGCGAGGCGAACCTGATGGACTATATGGTCCAGCAGGAGTGCCGATGCCCACACTGCGACGGCGATATATCGAGCCTCGTGCAGGAGTACCAGTTCGACATCGAGAGGATGAGGAACGATGGCTACGGCATCATACTGAAAAAGATGAAGCCCACGCGCTATGGAACAGAGTTTGAGTTCCACGATCCGATAGCGACCATGGATCGTCTTATGAAACATTACGGAGGCTACAAGTCATCAGACGCGGGGGCCGATTTGTCGGTATTTGACGAACTGGTCATTGCGGCCCGTAAAAAGTAGTTCTTTGACATGCCTACACCAGAGGACATACGGATTCTGGCGGACAAATGCTGGGATCCGGTGTGGTTTGCTGAAAACGTCTTGGGGGAGACTACGTGGTCACGGCAGCGGGAGATGCTACGCGCCGTCAGGGATAATGACCAGGTAGCCATACGCTCCGGGCACAAGACGAGCAAGTCACGGTCCTTTATGGTTCTGGCCCTGTGGTGGGCCTTTTACTGGCACCTCCGAGGGGAGGACGCCCGCGTCGCCCTGTCCGCCGCGTCCTTCAATCAGGTGAAGGACATTGCATGGAGAGAGATCCGCGCTGCATACCGCCGAAACGAGTCCGTTTTGAGCAAGGTGTGTGTCAAGCCCCCTTCACTTGATCCCGCCACGGGCCTGACATTCACGTCGGGTAATCAGATATTCGGCTTCTCCGCAAAAGAGGCGGAGAATGCGGCCGGCATCTCTTCGCCCCACGTCCTATACCTGATCGACGAAGCATCGGGCGTTGAAGACCCCGTTTTTGAGGCGATGGAAGGGAACATGGCTGGCGGCGCTAAGATGGTCATGGCCTCCCAGGGCACGCGGATGTCGGGCTTTTTCATCAATGCCTTTCAGAAGTATAGTAAACATTGGCACACCATCAAGATACGGTCTTGGGACAGCCCAAACGTAACGGGCGAATGCCACATCCCGGGCCTTGCCACAAAGGAGTGGTGTCAGCAGAAGAAGGACCAGTGGGGCGAGGATTCCATCCTGTACCGCGTGCGCGTAATGGGGGAATTCCCCGGACACGGCGACAACACGGTGTACGGCCTTGAGAATATCGAAAGGGCACGTTCCCGCTACGAAGACACCTCAAGGGAGGGCGTTCTTCGCATCGGCGTCGATGTTGCTCGCTTCGGCCCGGATGAAACGATTATTTACCCGGTGCGTGGCCTTTGGGCCATGGACCCGGTAGCAATGTCGGGCAGTGACGGCTTCCAGGTGGCAGCAAAGGTGTGCGACACGGTTGCCAGAGTACGGCGGCCTACAGACAAAGAAATAGAGGTAAAGATAGATGAAATTGGACTTGGGTCTTCTCCTGTCGACGCACTTATGCACATGGACAGGACACACCAACTTGGGATTGTGGTGCGCACACTGCACGTCCAAAGTCCCGCTTACGATTCAGATAATTACACCAACGTAGGCAGCGAGATGGCCTTCGCCCTTGCTGACTGGATGAAGGCTGGCGGGGCCATACCGGATGACAAGGACCTGATTGAGGAACTACAAAACACAACCTACGACCTTGACAGCAAGGGCCGTAGGAAGGTGGTGGATAAGAAATATATGAAGGGGGTTATAGGTCGAAGCCCGGACAGGCGCAATGCGCTTGAAATGGCGGTTTATTCGCCACGGCCTACGCGCGAAACGGCAGCGGGATTCATAAACATAATCTGATATGTCCAAGATATGGGTTGACAATAGGCATCCGTCGTACTATAGCGACGCATTTAAGCGCCAATTCGCTCGCGACCAGTTTACGGGTGATGCCCTCCTTGTGTCACAGCAGGAGGCGGGCAGAATGGTCGATCCTGCCCCCGGCGCTGGCGTCAGGCGGGAGTATTCTAACTTCATGGACATCAGCGGCATTCCCGGCAGGAAGCGGCTATCTGAGGTAGAGATTGACCTCGGTTACGGTGTAGGAGACCGAGGATCGGCCAACGGTACATACTTGCGTCGCAGGTCGTTAGGGGAATCCGCTGACGCTTTCCGTGAACGTGCGTCCATAACTCGTTTCCCCTCACACATGCCTGCCCTTATTGAGACGTATGTTGGCGGGCTGAATGCGGTGGAGTCTGATGCCGTTCGGGAGTATGGCGACCCGCTTGGCGACCCTACTGATCCGTCAAGCGTCTTTTTCCGCATGTGGCATGACATTGACGGGACGGGCCGCAACATGCCTGCCGCATACACGAAGGTCAAGACCGATTTGATTGTGGATGATGTGGTTTGGGCCTTCACGGAACTTGGGTCTGCCGAGTATCCGCGCGTCCACCTGATCGATCCTAACCGCATTGTAGACCAGCATGACAAAGACGGCATACCTGTCTGGGTGCTGATTCATGAAACGCGATTGCAGCGAAACAATTTCCATGAGCCTGCGACCGTGGTTGACATGTTCACGGAGTATCACACCGAAGGGTGGGCGCGTTGGCGCGTTGATGTTGCTGAGGACGGCGTAAGGAGCATAACGCTCGACGACGCAGAGGACTGGGCATATCCATTCTACTCTACGCCCGACAAGGACCGCAAGCGCCTGCCGTTTACACGCGCGCGGCTATCCGACGTGATGGGCCGCTATGTCGGCTTCCAGATGGCGATGGATCATAACATGCTCTATAACCTCTTGTCAGACGCCAGGTGGAACTTCCGTGTCATCAACCATCCCCGCTTGCGTCTTGAGGAGGGCGACAAGAAGCAGTTCGAAGACGCGATGGAAATGATTGGCAACGGCGCCAACGGTCTTTTGGGCAAGTGGTCATTCATAAGCCCTGACAGCTCAAACGGCGCAGAGGCCTACAAGGTCTTTGCAGAAGAGGTTAAGCAGTTCTACGTGACGAACCACCAGCGCATGAACTCGCCATCTATTGAGCGCAGTGCCACAGAAATTGCATATGATGAGGCATCGGGCCGCACGTCGTTTCTGTCCATCATGACGGACATAGTGGATGAGTTTGAGAATGACACGATGTTCATTGCATCACAGCTCATGGCACCGAACAATCCGGAGTCGTGGCTGAATGCCCGCGTGAAGCGCAGCCGCAACTTCCGTCCGATTGACATCAATTCGCTTGCCTCCAGCCAGTCTACGTCACTTGCTGGACTATTGAATCATCTGGATGCGGGGACGGCTGCGAGAATTGCCCAGGAGGGGATTACCAAAGAAACCATAGAACGTCTCGATACCGTAGGGCGAGACATCATCGTAGAGGAGGAATTATAGGATGAACGCATGGAAGCGCCTCGATGAAGCACACCGCTTTTGGATCGCCCTCGGTGCGATCATTGCGGCCTCCGTCCTTGCTGGCGCTACGCTTACGCAATACTCAACAATCCCATCCAGGGTAGATGACCTCGAAGCGAAGGTGGAGGTCATGCAGGATAACCAGAAAGAGGTTCTTACTGCCATTGGCAGAGCTAACTGCAAGCTCGACATGATACTGGAGGGCACACCGGAACGCCGATGTCCATAGTATGGTCAGAAGAAGATATTGAGCGTATGTCAGAAATCACGGATGAAGACATACAGAGCGCGGCTGTGATGTGGCGTACCAATGCCCCGGAAGA